CCTGCCTTCTCCCCCCGGACACCCCCCCACCCCATGAATCGCCCGAGTCCGGCCGGATCGGACAGGATGCGCGGCCCTGTGCGGCAATCTGCGGCCCTCGACCATCGCCGCCGCTGTGGTCACCCCACCCCGACCCTTTACCCTCGCCCGTATGGCCCTGACCGATGAGCAGAGGGCGTCTCGACGCCATCACCTCGGCGTTGCGTACGTCGAGGCCCGTCACGCCGCGCGGCAGGCCGGTATGCGCCTCGCCGCCGCCCAGGCCCTCGACCGTGTCGAGCCGGCCGGATCGAGGTTCCGCGTCGTCGTCGATTTCGAGCTCGCCGTCGACGTCGCCGCCGCCGAGGTGTTCGCCGACCTCATGCTCATCTCCCTTGGTCACACCCCCGACGAGGCCGTCGGCCGCTACCTCGTCGAGGGTCCGACCGTGACGAGGGCCGCGACGCCATGACGCAGGCCGGCCTGTGGGAGGACCCCGACCCGCCGGCCGGGCCGATCCGTCGCGCCCTCGACGAGGACATCGCCGCCGCCCTGGCCGCCGGCACCGTCCTGCGCCAGGCTCACATCGCCGCCGTCCGCCGCCAGGCCAACGACCTCGACCGCCTAGAGGCCCTGCTCGCCGCGACGCCCCGGCCCAAGACCTGGGACTACAACCCCAAGACCACCGCGCACCTCGCGTTCCTCGACGCGGTCGGGCGCCTGTTCGGAGGTGCCGACGATGCCGACGACCCATTCGTCGCCGCCGTCCGCGAGCTCGACCGGGCCGCGACTGCTCGTCACGCCGAGGCACTGGACGCCGAGAAACCCGGACCTGCGGACTGACGCCGCGTTCGGCGAGGCGATGGGCGCGGTCCTCGGCCGCCCGTGGATGCCCTATCAGCGCGCCATCGCCGAGGTGGCCGGCGAGCTCGCCCCCAGCGGCGGGTACGCGCATCCCATCGTCGCCCTGACCATGCCGCGCCAGTCCGCGAAATCGACGACCGCCTACGACGTCGCCCTCGGCCGGGCGCGCGGATACCGCGACTACCGGGTCCGCTACGCCACCCACAAGGGCACCATCACCTCCGAGCGTTTCGTCGACTGGTTCCTCGAGGTCGAGGCCTCGCCCGTCGCCCGGCAAGCCAAGCTGCGCCAGTCGCGCGGATCGGAGAGCATCGGCTGGCCCCGCACCCGCTCCTACTTCGGCGCGTTCCCGGCCCGAGACGGCGCCCTGCGCTCGGCCGCCCTCGACCTCGTCATCGTCGACGAGGCCCAGGAGCATGACGACGTCCTCGGCGCGGCCCTGACCCGCATGATCGACGCGACGTTCTCGACCCGCCCCCGCCGGCAACTGTGGATCGTGTTCTCGGCCGGCACCGAGGCCAGCACCTACGCCCGCTCCTACCTCGACCGGGGCCGCGACGGCGACCCCCTCGTCGCCCTGTTCGACTTCGGCTGCCCCGACGGCCTCGACCCCCTCGACCCCGAGCACTGGGCCGACTGGCACCCCGGCCTGGCCTACGGCCTCACCGACCGCCCCGCGCTCGAGCTCGCCCTGTCCAACTCGGCCGCCGCGTTCACCCGCGAATACGGCAACATCTGGACCAAATCCGAGGCCCCCCCGCTTATCCCCGTCGAGGCCTGGGCGAACGCCGCCCCGCCGGACGGCTGGGACATGCCCGCCGGCCGCCGCGCCCTGGCCGTCGACGTCGAGCTCGACCGCTCGTCCGCCGCCATCGCCCTCGCCGGCCCCGACGGCGCCATCGAGCTCATCGACGACGACGTCCCCCCCGAGCTCGCCGCCGGCCGCGCCCTGGCCCTCGCCGGCCTGTTCGACGCCCCGATCGCCCTGGACTCGGTCGGCCCCGTCGGCACCGTCCTCGACGAGCTGCGCCGGCTCATCCCCTCCCCGGCCGAGCAGCGCCGGCGCCTGGTCGTCCTCGACTCCCGAGACGTCGCCAACGCCGCCGCCGCCCTGCTCGACGACCTCGCCGCCGCCCGCCTGACTATCTGGCCGCATCCCGCCCTCGACGCCGCCGTCGCCAACGCCGCGACCCGCCGCCTCGGCGAGGGATTCGCCTGGGGCAAGCGCCAGGCCGGCGGGCGCATCGCCGCCCTCGTCGCCATCACCCACGCCCGCTGGGGCGTCCAGCACCTACCGCCCGCGCCCGTCCGCCCCGAGGTCTACGCCGCCGTGTAGCCGCCTATCCATGCAACGCCCCTGTTGCATGCAACACCGTCGAGGCCTACAGTCCGTTGCATGAATGCCGACGAGCTTCCCGCCGCCTGGGCCTGGTGCCGCGACATGCGCCACGCCTGGGCGCCCTACACCGTCGAGCCGGCGACCGTCGGCGGCGGGCGCGGCTATCGCCAGTCCGTCCGCTGCGAGCGCTGCCGCACCATCCGCCGCCGGTTCCTCGACGACCGGGGCCGCGTCGTCGGCGGGACGAGCTACGTGTACCCCGACGGCTACCTGTCCCCGCCCGGCGAGGGGCGCATGACCGACGAGGACCGCGCCGCCCTGCGCCTGCGCGGCCTCGACGTCCGCCCCCGCCGCCTGCGCTCGGTCCAGTGAGCGCCCCGACCCCGGCCGCCGTCGCCGAGCTCATCGACAACGCCCGCGCGGTCGCCGCCATGCTCGGCGAGGTCCAGGCCGAGGCCGAGGCCGCCCGCGCCGAGCTCGACGACGCCATCGCCGAGGCCATCGACCTCGGCGTCACACAGGCCGAGCTCGCCGACGCCCTCGGCGTCACCCGCGAGACGATCCGCCGCGCCACCCGTCGCGCCCAGGCCCGCAAGGCCGAGCGCCAGGGCCGAGGGTTCACCCTGTAACGTCTCGGCCCCGAAAGGCCCAGGCCACCGCCCCCCGTCGGACGGCCTGGGCCTTTCGCATGTCCGCCGGGGTGACCACACCGGGCAGGCCCCGCCAGGCCCTCAGAATCGCGCACAGGGCCGCGCACTAATCGGGTGAGAAACGACCTTTGCCGCACCCAACGCTCACCACACAGGAAAACGGGCCGAATGTCGGCGCGGCGTGCGTCACTGGTCGCCATGCCGGGACGCGCGACGCATCGGGTCCGTTTCGACGAGTCCGCCGAGACCTGCGTCGCCGTCTGTACCTGCGGCCGACGCGCCCTGGCCCTCGACAAGCTCGGCGCCGCCCGCGTCCTGCGCGCCCATCTCGTCCAGGCCGCCGCGACCCATGAGGCCGAGCGCTCGTCGCGCATCCTGCGCCTAGTCCGGCCGGCCTGAAATGGGCTGGTTCACCCGCACGGCGGCCCTGACCAAGCTCGCGCTAGAGCCCCAGGTCGAGGCATGGGTCGACCGCTCGCTCCTGTACCCGGTCGACGTCACCGGAGTCGTGTCGCCCGGCGTCCTGGGCCGCGACGCCGCCATGCGCGTGCCGGCCGTCGCCCGCGCCCGCCACCTCATCGCCGGCACCATCGCCGGCCTGCCCCTGCGCGCCCTGCGCGGCGCCGAGCTCGTCGAGCCGCAGCCGTCCTGGGCGTATCTGTCCGACGGTCAGCTCGGCGACTCGACCGAGGCCGAGCGCGCCCGCCTGGGCCTGCTCGTCCCCCAGTCCCCCTGGTATCGCATGCTATGGACCGTCGATGACCTGCTCTTCTACGGCCTGTCCTGCTGGTACGCCACCGCCCTGGACCCCGACGGGCGGCCCCTGCGCCTGGCCCGCATCCCCTACGCCCTGTGGGACATCGACGAGGACACCGCGCAGGTCATCGACGTCGACGGCCGGCCCCTGGACCCCGGCCGCGTCAAGCTCATCCCCGGATCGCATAGCGGCCTGCTGGACTTCGGGCGCGACACCATCCGCCAGGCCGCGAGCCTGGAACGGGTCGCCGCCGACGTCGCCGCGCACCCCTTCCGACTGGAACTGCACCAGACCACCGACGTCGCCCTCACCCCGACCGAGCGGGCCGAGCTCATCACCGCCGCCCGTGAGGCCCTGGCCGTCAACGACGGAATCATCTGGACCAACTCGGCCGTGGAGACCAAGGACCATGCCCTCGACTCCGGCGAGCTCCTGGTCGGCGGGCGCAACGCCT